TAAAAAGAAGAAGACTTCCATTGGATTCTACTTCTGGAGAACCTATTGCAATGGGTGGTTTAAGAAGACCTGCTGCTACAGATGCTGGTAGAACTTATAGAGAAATGAGAGATTTATATGGTATGGATCCTACTCGCTTAACAGATATAGAACTTGCTATGAGAAGAGCAGAAAGATTTAGACTTGAAGATTCTATCCAAAATATGATGGATCTAGATGCTGTAAGATTCGGTTAATACATGGCATCACCTTATGAAGCTTATAAGGTACGTGAGTTAGTAACAGCGTACCGATCAGATCCTACCATGTTTACAGATGATCAATTAGATCAACTGGAAGCATTAGCTTACGATAATGGAATAAACTTTAAACGTATTAACAGTGAGTTTAATCTAAATAGAGCTATAAGACAGGCATTTGCTGGAGCTGTAGAAGGCTTTACTACATTTGATTTAATGTCTGAAAAGCCTCGTAATACAGGCGAAGCTATATTTAGACAAATTGGACACTTAGTAGGTTTTGCTCCGGGAATTGCTAAAGCACCTATACTTGCTAGTTCTAAAATAGCACAACGTGTTTTAGGTAAAAAAGATTTATCTCCATTATCTTCAACATTGCAACGTAATCGTTTTACTCAAGCAGCTTTAGATCATATAGATATATTAAGTACTAAATCAATTCCTATGCAGTTTAGCAGATTGGGTAAGCTAGGTTTAGATAAAGTATTAACTAAAACCGGTGCAGACTCTGCAGAATTATTAAAACGTGGTAGTGTTGGTAGACAAATAGCTGATGAAGCTATAGGACTAGGTTTTGCTAGCGGAATAAGCAATGTTTGGAAAGGTGAAGATGCTGTATTAGATGGTTTTATTGGTGGAGCTATAGCAGGTGGAGCTTTTGGTGGTTTAGGTAATTTTGTTTCTGTAGGTAATTTATATAAAGGTACACCTCAACAAGTTGAAAGAGCCAACTTAGCATTACGTACTGGAGTAGGTTCTTTGATTACTGGATTACCTAGTACGCTTGCTGAAGAGCCTACAGAAATGCAGATATATAATTATTTACTAGGTGGGTTTTTTGGGTATAATGCTAGACCTGCAGTAGATAAAGAAGCATCTAAATGGTTTAATAATAATAGAAATCCTAGAGAAAACTTTAGACCAGAAGAGTCTAAGGATTTTAAAGACCTAAGTAAAGAAGCAAAAGATTATATACGTTATGAACACCCAATGGGTTATGAGTCTAGTCAAGGAGAAGCAGGAGGTAGTTCGGGAGTAGCTTTACGATACTTAAATAGAAAAGCAGAAGAAAATGGTGAGACTATAAATTTTAGACAAGAAGCTATTGACCATTTTAAACGTAACAATATACAGTATACTGAAAAAGATGTGCTTGATTATTACAGAGAAAGAGCTATAGAGCTGTATGATATTGGTAGAGATAATATTAGGAATGCTGTAGTATTTAGAAATAACATATATAATAACGAACAAATAGACCAGATGGACACAGTGCAACGTGATCTATTTAGTTTAAGAAAAACGTCTAATAAAATATTTGATAAGACAGATAAATTTGATAATAGTGTAGACGTAGCACAAACAATTAAGAATACCTTTGAGCAGTCTAACAATGACATAGAGATATTTCGTCAGAATATTAAAAATGCATTTGGCAATGTTATTAGTCCAGACATTAACAAAGAATTAACACAATATTTTATTGACAAGTCTAACATTATGCAGCCAATTGATTTACCATTTATTCATGGCAATCAGGCTAGGTTGGCATTAGTAGAAAACGAAAGAATAGGAGATGTAACTATAAGAGAAAAAGCTCCTATGCTTCCTATACAAAAGTTGTTACCAGATGCTAACATAAGATTTATGACACATGCTGTGTTAGATGGTAGTCCTGTAAAAATATTAGGTCAGACATCTAAAGATGGTGAAATAGTATACGACATAAATCAAAAACAATTAGGATTACTTAACGATGTTTTAGCAAGTAAAAACAGATACATATTTAGTGCTAATAAAGATAAGCTCAATGTATTTACTAGTGAGTTTAGAGACGATAACTATACGCTTGACGATATATTTAATATATTATCTAGGTCTGGAAGAAGTTTAGAACAGATACAAAAAGATTATGATAATGCATTACAAATAGAGTATCAATTGTTTGGTAAGAATGATAATGTTGCTGAAATACATAGAAGAAAGTTTATATCTAATATTGTAAATGAGTCACAGTTAGAAGGTTTACCTGTAGAAGAAGCCTACAGATTTATACAAGAAGACTCGCCATATTTTAAAGATGTAGTAGACTTTAATAAACGTATGCAATTAGCTACTACTAGAATGTTTTATATGACACCTTCTAGTTTTAGAAATGTAGCAGATACAAACCAAGGTCAATCTTATAATATTATAATAATTAATGACAAAGACGTAGCTAATACAGATGGTGGTGGGTTTATTAGAAACGATTTTATGAATGCTAGAAATAGCGTTATGGGTTTAGATAAAAATAAGACTGGTGCTGATAAACCAGTTACATTTCATAGAACACCTAATGGTGTGTTTGCACAAAAGTCTGCAGGGTTTAGAGGGTTTGAACCAATGCAGAAGTTTATGAAAGATAATAAAATACATGAGATAGTATATACATCAAGTGCTAAACGTAAAGGCACGTTACCTATAACAGAACTATCTTATGGTAAAGATGGTCAATGGAAGTCAGATGATGTTAAGGTAATTACATTACCTATTACTAGCTTACAAATAAGTTCTGGTACATTTGAAAATTCTAACAAAGATGCTGGCCCACAAAACATGGTAATACAGTTTTATGGACAGATAAATAATCAACAAGCACCTGAGTATATAAAAGAATATGATAGTAAAATTCTTACACCATCGCTTAGAGGCTCTGATAAAGCTGTAGAATTAGTAAATAAGTTTAGTAAAGATTTAGATATAGACAGTTTTGCTAAAGAGTATATGGAAAACAAACTAACATTAGATGATTTGCCTATTGAGTTTGCTGTTCAATATTTATCAAAAACTCCCGGAGAGCCAGCTTCTATATTTTTAATGGATAGGATAATGAAAGCTGAAAATAGAGGAGAACTTGATGAAGATATTAGTGACTTTTATCAGTTAGATAATGATTCTTCTTTTGCAGACTTTCATTCAGAAAGTGAATTGTTAATTAATGCTACTAAAGGCACACATGTTCCTAGAAGAACACTTAGTTTTATTAAGAATAATTATCATAACGCAGTGCGTAAATACTTTGTTAAACGTATTACCAATCCTAAGTATCCTTATTCTGGTAAAAGCTGGATGGAACCATATGAAGCAGCAGAAGCTGTTCAGTTTATAGAGTTTGATCCTTTTAAAAGCGGAGATAGGTCAATAAAAGAAGGAGAATTTTATCTTAATGATGGTCATAGACAGATGCCTGTGGTATTTAGGAACAAGAAATACACTCTTGACGAACTTTGGAACAAGTATACTAGGGAATACGCCAAAGGACTTTCCAAAGAAGAGCTTGCTGAATATGACGAAGCTCTTACTTATCTTATTATACGTACACCTTCTGATTCGGTTAGTGGAGTACGTGCTGTACGACTCAGAGGCTGGACAAATAAAAGAGGTTATGGATCTTTATTACATAAAAAAGACAAAGACTACTCTGGCGGTGCAGATCACGACTCCGACTACTATAAAATGTTCCAAGGTTTAGGCAACAAACTAATTAACTTTTATAAAAATAATAAAGATGAACGTGCTAGATGGGAAACAGATATTGATTATGTAGCTAGCTTAAATAATTTGTTTAAAAATCAAGACATGCCTATTGAGTTGAGAGAAGGTTTTAAAGATAAGTTTAACATCTTTTCTCCTGCTTATAGGTTTCTTGCAGGAAGAAATAGCAGTACTGCTAAAAATGGTTTAGGATTTGGTTTGGCAGGTAAGGGTTATCTAATGAACCTTTATGATTATGTAGGTTCTAAAGGTGGTGTATTAAAAGATGGTGAGTTAACTATTAAAAATAGAGACCCTGAAAAATTTAAAGAGTTTTTAGACCAAGGTACTATGATTGTTAACAAGTCAGCAGATGCTAGTAAAGATCCTACTGTATTACCTTACACAAAGCATAGAGATATATTATTAAATACTTTGTTTGAAATATCTAATAAGAAAGGCCCTATTAATTCTTATGATGAATTTATAAAGGCTACAAGCAGTAAACTTCCTAGCAATAAAAGAGCTAGTAAGGTTGCAGCTATTATTGATTCTGTTAGATTGAGTAAACCTAATCAAACATCATACAATCCAGACGGATCTAGTACAGCAATGGGTCTATTTGAGTATATAGATAGGCTAAATAGCGTTAAAAATACTTTAGGGGATGAAGCCTTGACTCAAGTATATCCTGCTGTTAATCGAAGGATTCAACAAGTATTTGAAGATGGCTTAAATGAGAAACAATTAAAAGAAGTACAAAGAGAATTATATAATAATACCGTAATGGATAATTATATAAACAATACTTCTCGTTTAGTTAAAAAACAAATGCCTAAACAGTTTTTAGTCAAAAGCAAAACTGCTGAGTATTTAGAAAAACACTTTGACATATTAGCTAGCGAATTGTCATTTACTTCTACTAAACAATTTTTAGATACTCTTAATACAGACAAAGACAAAGCATTAGACATGTTTGGTAAAGACATTGGTCAATATGCTACAATGGAGTTATTAACAAAGCAGTTTGTAGATATACAGAATGCTTTTTTTGATAAAAATAGACTAGTAAATACTGTAGATAGTTTTTATCCTAATCTTAAGCAAGAAGCTTTTGATGTTAAAGATAGAGTATTAGAAGTAATGAACGAGCCAGAACGTGACAACGTTATGAATTTAGACATAGATGCTCGTATACGTAAAACAATGGAACGTTTACAAGACATAGAACGTTCTAACGGATTGCCTAATAGATTGTTGCAAGATTATTATGGATATTGGTTATTAAGTCCTATACGAAACAATCCTAAGACTGATGCACCAGCTAGTCCACAATATTATAAAATGATTCATACATCTAGAGCAATACCAAGAACTACAAAAGAGAAGTTCTATAAAAAGATGGATGAAATATATGACAGAGCTGCAGCACAGCAAGATAAGCTTGTTAGAATTGGTAACATAAAAAAGAATCTAAAGGATAGTGTATTAAGCAGAAATGCAGAAATAAACAAAAGCATAAATGAATTAGTTGAGGAAGGTGGATTAAGAAACTTAGCAGTAACAAGCAATGATGCTAAAGAAATAGATATATTTAAAAGAAATATGGATAAACATCCGTTTATGACAGACGACTTTAATAACTGGTTTACTCAGTTTATGGGTTCTACACAAGGTCAATTAAGAGATGCTACAACCATAACAATGGATGATGTAAAGTTTATTAACAACTGGCTTGCTAACATAAATACTAAAAAAGGATTAGAGTTAGGATTAAAAGTTTATTATCAACATCCTTTGACTACCAGTCAGCAAATGGAAGCTATGAATTTTCATACTAGAGGTATGAAAATAAGAGAAACCGTTAGAACAGGACAAGGTAATGTTAAGCGAGATGTTACTTATATTTATTCACCTGTTGAGTCTATAGCTAGATACATACAATCAACAGAATCAAATATTAATAAATATGATCTACTAAAACCTTCGATGAGATCTGGCATAGATAAACAATTAGCACTATTAGAAGGTGATAAGCAAAAAGATTTATACATAGATAACATTATAGAATATAGAGAAGGTAGAAAAACTATAGATGACATAGATAAAACTATAGACAAAGCTAAGTTTTTAAAATTAAACGATGAAATAACAAAGTTTAATAAGGATATGTGGGAGTTTTGGGTTACTACAAAAGATATATCTGGCAGAGAATACGATTGGAATAGAATAGATGTTCAAAAAGAATATGGCAAAATAAACAAATACATTCGATATGATAACAATGGTAGATTTGATTTTAAACTATTTGATAGTCTTGTATACAATCAAAAACAACAGAATGATGACATAATTAATAAAGTTGGCATTGATGGTATATTACGTTCACGTTATGAGTACAAACTAGAAAAGTCATTGATAGGTATTAAGGGTGATAAGAAAAAACTAAGAGAAGAGGCTAGATCTAAGAACAAATTTTTTCAACGTAAAAAACGAGACTACTCTACATATATACATCACAGCATACGTAATGGTGATGAAGGTTTATTAAGGCAGCAAGCTGAATGGATTGACAGACAAGAGCCTGCATTAGCTAATAGAGTTGCTAGAGACATAGGACAGGACAATCCTTTTCTAGATCATAGAGACAGAATTGTTATTACAGATGACCCTGCTATAGACTTTGAACAGTCTAATGGAACTATGGCATCTCCACTTAGAAAAAGGGGTAGTGACCCTATTCCATTTAAAAGAACTAGAGAGTTATTTGTAGACTATCAAGATGCATTAATACAAGGTTACTTTAGAAATCTTATGAAATTTAAAGCACAGGGTGACATAGATAGGTTTTTATATAATATGAGAGACTACAAGCCTAGTGCTCCTGAAGCAAAAAAGTTTAAAGAACTTTACAAAAATGTAAGTAAAGCTGAAATACCTGATAAGTATAGGTACAATAATTATGTAGATGTTTGGGCAGACTTTATAAGAATGTATGCTGAAACTGGTATGGGTTATAATACTACTTTTAGCACTAGGATGAAAACAGACCAAGGAAGACAGTTATTACATCTTAATAAAAAGAATATGTTCTACATGACTTCTGATGAAGTGATGGCTAATAACTTAGAAAAAATATATCAAAGTAAATTTGGAGGCAAGGAAGCAATACCTTTTTTTAATGATAAAGCAATACCTAAAAACAGAGAAGCAAGGCAGTTGTATTTTTATAATACAATTAGAAACCTTGGAAGATTAGAAGCTAAGTACCAATTACTATCATTACTTGCTAACACAGGATCATATTCTACAAACATATTTGGTGGCGGTGCTATGACAGCAGGTAGTGCTGGTATGCGTAATATGGTTGATGCACAACGTAATAGTGTAGTTAGACCTATGTTATTACAAGATGCTCAAGGTGTAGATAAAGTATTTTTAAGAAATGGTCAACCTGTTACAAACAGGAAACAATTAAGTCAATGGTTAGAAGAAAAAGGTTTTTACGATAATTATTTACAAAATGAATTTGAGGTAAACCCACAAGTCAAAGCTCGTTTTAAAGAGCTTGGTGTTAATATAAAAGATTTTAGTAGAGACTTTATTACAGCATTAAGAAGTAAAAAAGGCGAAAGAGATCAAAGCGTTTCTGATGTAATGAAGAAGTATGGAGTATCAGATACATTAACTAAAGCTGGGGGATTCTTAATGCAAGAATCTGAACGTACTAATAGAAAGACTGCATTTATAGCACATGCATTGCAAACAGTTAAAAACTTTGGTGATCCAAATATGACCATAGATGACCCCTATGTATTTCAACAAGCTATGAAAGGCATAGAAATGACACAGTTTTTGTATCAAAATGCTTTTAGACCACCATTTATGGCTACAACAACTGGTAAAGTTTTAAACAGGTTTAAATTATTTGCTTTTAACAGTGTACGAATACGTAAAGAGTTTTATAAACAAGCTAAAGCTCAAGGGTTAAAACCAAATACAGAAGCATACGAAAGGTTTAAAGACACGTTTGTTATAGATACATGGATGTATATACTAGGTGCTGCATTTATGTTTAGCATATTTGATACCGTACTACCACCACCTTGGGATTGGATACAAGCATTTGCTGATTATACATTTGGAACAAAAGAGCAAAAAAAGCTTGCATATTTTGAAGACCCACTAGGCCCATTAACTATTCTTAAGCCACCTATAGCTAGAGTGCCTGAAGCAGGTATGGAGTTATTAACTGGTAATTGGGATGATTTTACTGGATATACTATGTATACGCTATTGCCTTTTGGAAGGGGCATACGACAAGCTGTGCAATTGTCTGATGATAGAGTAGGCAGAGGAACTGAACGTGCTCCAGAGATACTATTTAGGATACCCTACAATAAGTTTAAAAACAGGATTGAAAGAGCTAAAAGAGACAAGCGAAGAGCTGATCTTGTTGATGAATTATTAGAGCAGTCCTAAAAAAACCCACGTAGGATAGACCTACGCAGGTTTAATATTCTGGCTCAATGATTTGTTGTTTTTAATTTCACGTCAATATTTTGAAACATCAATCCAAACAAGTATTGAGCCATTTCTAAGATGGCTTATCTTTTGATATGTAATAAGCACCTATTATAATTATAGCTGTCATTACAAACATAAATAAACCAATACCATATAATATAAAGTTAATAGCTGTTTCTGCTAGATCTATGATAATCATTGTTTAAACTCTTTACGAAACCAGTTTATCCAGAACCACCTATCAATAAACTTATCTACAATTAAGTAGATAATTAAAACAGGTATCATTATATCGTGTCTATGCTGCACGATTGTTTCCCAATAATATTCTATCATACTTTCTCCTTCTCTATTTTGTAATGATTATCGTCATAGTCTGAATAATCATAATGTAAATGATCAATAGGCATAAGATCTGATTCTAAGTTTTCATGTGCATAATAATACCTCTGCATATAATACTTTAGTTCATCAAATCCATTATCATTTTCCAAAATATCTACAACAATTTGATCTAACAAATTATTAAATGAATCTAAGTACTCATCTGAATGTATGCTTAATTCTGTTATGTCATCTGTTTTAGATCCATCAAATTTTGTGTATTTCATTGTTTCTCCTAAAACGTCAGCAGGGAAGGTCTAAATCTGAGAACCTGTGTGTTGGATTATATCTCATTAGTCTAGACTCTAACAGGAGATTTATAGTGTTCCCTGCATCGGTTTACTTAAGTTATTTACATCTTGGGCATATTTCTCTTTTTTTACCATACTTTGGGAAATCTTTGTAGTGATGATATATACCTCTTTTAGCTTTTTGGTTATTACCTTGTTTGCTTAGATATTTATCTTTTTCCCAACAACTATCACAGAGTTTGCAGTATTTTATAGTTTCATCGGTACGTTTGCCTTCAGCAACAGCACCGTCATATCCTTTAGTAGTCGGTTCCCCAAACACCCAGTCTTCTAGCATCTTGTAGTTCCTTGTCCATTTTATCAACTAATTGTTTTATCTTCTTAATGTCCTCGTAACTATGAAATGCAACAATACTGTCAGCATTACTTATCATGTCTTTCATAATAGTAATCCTTTTAGTTAGATCATCTAATATCTTATCTATTTTATTAGCACTCATTACATTTCCTACTATATACCCTTTTTAATTTTTGTAGTGGCCTAACGCCAACCAGACCACTACATCATTTATCAACCAATTTCAATAATATTTAACGATGACTTAACATCACTTTCTGTTATTGTTATTGATTATCCTGCTAACATCTTAAAGATGTTTAACAAGTCTTTGTATCGTAATACAACTAACGCTTCTTTACGATCTTCTTTTAATATTTGTCCAAACACTTCATCGCATGGTTTTAAGTAGTCAGCTATAGACTTACGACCCTTAACCTGAAACTTCATAGGATTAAGGTCTTCCATGTTATTACATTCTATAATCATGTCTACTTCTTCATGCCAACCTAATGATCTACCATCAGATCCCCAAGCACGTTTGGATACAAATCCATAACCCTTAGCAAGGTTTACACATTCTCTTTCGATTCTGTTACCTTTTTGTTTTGGTGCTTTGCCACTCATTCTTCCTCCTGAACATCGCAATGTTCTTTGCATTTAGTGCAGATTGGTGTTTCAATTGATATGAATATTGGTGCATCACAACAATCGCTTAACATTATTCTTCCTCCTGTGAGTGCATTCCTTTTATTTCATGGTATGTTGGCAAGCCTAACAGTTTCCATATTTCATCTAAATAATATTTACCATCTGACGACATCCTTTGTCTATCAACATGTTCTAAATCAGATAGATGCTGTATTAGCTTTTTAGTTTTGTTGGTTGCTATGTTTAATGATACCTTTTTCATAATACCCACCTATTTGCTACGTTAAATCCTATAAACAATCTTAATGGCATAAAGCCTATATGAAACGCTATAGCATTTCTCATTGATTTTTCTTGTTGTATTGCTAAGCTAAACATGTTTATCAGGATTATCCTGTAACCTGTTACTGATTTTGTTGTGTCCTTCTTCTTGCTTAATAGTGTCATAGACAGTATGTCTAGAATTCTTACTGTTATCATACTCTTCCTTCTGATGTTTAAATATCATCGTAGTTGTTTCGTTTATGTCATGATCATGCACAAAAACATAGGCTCCATTACCTTCTATTTTTTGTACTTTATCATCTCTAATATGTATTTCTACTATTGCCATAAAACCTCCGATATGTGGTTTATAGGGGCAAAGATAAAGGAATCAGTGCCCCTATAATTAGTTTCTCTTTGAGAATGTGAATGTCTCATAGTCGAATTGCAATGCTAATTCAAACATAGACTCATCACGTGCCTTCAAAGACGATACCGTTCTTAGTTTTGACTTTGGATTTCTGATAATATCAGGGTTCTCGAATGCAATATACTGATCTGATTTCTGTTCTATTGCTGAATTGCCTTTACCGCTATGCACATCAAGTTTCTGACCTTCGCTCAACCTTGTTGATGAATATTTAGAAATGTGATGTATTGCAATAACAATAATATCTAGATCCATAGCCATGTCTTTTAAGGCATTAGCTATTGTTTCTTGTCTTACAAGATCGTCATTACGTACATACTTAGCAGGTACTCTGTCTATTGTGTCTACTACAACTATTTTTGCTTCAGAATCTTGTACTACATTAGGTAAATCCTGAATGTCTGGTGACTTGCAAGTAAGTTGTAAATGCTCAACAGATTTCTTAGCAGCCTCTTTAAGTTCTGTATCTTGATTTTGGAATCCAAGCTCGATTTCGTATTTAGTCATACCAAGACCTGCTTGTACAAAACGCCTGTTAATCGTGTCCTCATCTACTTCTAGCGACATAAATAAACACTTCATATTTGTAATCCTTGATATAAGATATTGTACAAATGCAGTTTTACCTAAACCAGTGTCACCTATAATAGTAACAAGCTGACCTGTCGTAAAGTAATGAGACTTTTTCATAAATGGAAATACTTCCTTAAGATCAAAGGAACGGTCTTCCCAGTCTGTTTCATAGTATTTAGCAAGATTGTCAATCATACTTTCAGCATTAAGAATGTCGGCAGTATCATCTAAATCTTTGTAACGATACTTAAAACATTTACTATCGCAGTAAGGCACAAGCGTAGGATGATTACAACCATGATTGTATTCTCTACGCATTTGATCTACTACGATACGATTAACTTCTTCCATTGGCAATGGGTTATCCATCTGTTCCATGTATGCTCTGGCATTGTGTAAACATTGTTGTTTATTCATGCCTAGTTTTTTATTCCAGATAGCTACCAAAGCTTGCAGATGTAAATGACGTTTCTTTTCTACGTACCCAGCATTGTATATATGCTGTGCACATGTAATGATTCTTGTAGTGGATGCATTAGTATTCTCAAATACTTTACGTACTTCATTAGTATTTTTTCTACTTACATCCATTGGTTCCAAACCAACAATCATTTCATGATGTATCTTTCTGACTGTTTTGTTTTGTACAGTTTTAGCATAATATACAATATCATCATAAGACATACTGTCCAGTTGCTCCTCTGTAACTGGTACTTTGTATGTTCTTGATTTATTGTTAAAACTAAACCCTGCACGTATCAGTCTTCTTGAGTCATAAATATGATCTATGGTTGTACCAAAATCACGCTGCATTGTACTACGAACTTGATAAGCAAGATCTTTACTCTTTTGCTCTTTGAATCCGTAGACATTTGCTAGATGTATGTGAAAACCAGTACCTGAAAACCAAATATTGTAATGTTGTTTATTAATTCCTAGTTCTGTCAAAACAGATAAAACATCATTAACATTATTGATTGTCATCTGGTCTGCAGTCAATCTATCAGGTGATTTAGCATGGTCTATGTCAATAACCAGCTTATCAACAGCTTGTATACCATCGTATCCGACAACAGTTTTATGTTCTTCTATATATGGCACAATATCCTCACCGTACAAATACATACTACGATATACTTCCTTGCCGATATTGTCCATTACAAGCTGATTGAAAAGCGGTTCTTCTATAACCTGATTACGGTTACTAACATTAGCAATGGCATATTCTACGTACCATTTACTATCCATATTATTACAGCTCTATTCCGTCAAGTTGTACTTCAGGCTTTGATTCTTTCTTTTTGACGTTTTCGCCAAAGTTAAAGTCATCATCACTGCCATCTGAATCACTGTAGTTCTTGATATAACCTTTGTTTACACTGTCCATAACCATCTTTTTAAGTATACCATCTGCTGAACCAGCTTGTGCAACACGATCAAAGTTATTCCAATAAGGTTTACCTGAATCTTTGAGCTTGTTTGTAGGATAAGAACACATCTTGATTTGTCTACCAAGACAATCTCTTAACCATTCTTCTGGAATACCATAGTCTGCTTGTACTGGTAGACCTCTTTTACCAAGTGCACACTCAAAGAACTCAGCAATCTTAAAAGCACTACCCCATGATTTACGATCATCAAGTGGTACTGTTTTATTAAAACTACCGAATATAGTTATCTGGTCTTCCCAGTCGTGTCTAACATTTGCAGTCAAGAACAAGTCTGGTACAAACTTCATCCAGTCTTGTTTTGCTTCGTATTGAACATCAACGCTAATAATTGTTGCTATTCGTTCCATACCTCCTGCCATTATTTAGTCTCCTTTACTTTTTTGTTTGTAGATTCAGCTTTAAGTGTTTCTTCTAACACTTTTAACTGTGCATATTTTCCAACAACTTCATCATCAGATCTGTCTTTTTCTGCTAACCATTTATCTACTCCAGCATTTATTGACAAACCTGTTTTGGTTTTATGATTCTTAAACCATTTTGAGTTAGATAAACGTTTTAGCTTTACAGTATCTTCTGATAATGTTTTTACTTCACCTTTAGTGTTTTTTCTTAACTCACTAATGTGATTACGATTATCCATGCTGTCAGCATCTGCAGTATCGTCAATAGCAAATAAACCGTTACACGCATACTTGCGTGCATATGATGACGTAGCACCTGTGATTTGACTATCATCCATACCTTTCTTGGATACAGATTCTCTAGCATAGCCATCAACTGTTACTTCGTCATTACCATCACCGAATGTTGCTGTAGCTTTAATATAGTTACTACCACCGATGTTTACAATTTCATCTGAAACTGTAAGGTAGCAACCAGTTTCGTTAAGCAATGTCTTTACTGCTTGAAAAATGTCTGCAAGATTACGATAATTGTAATTACCGAAATTGTTTCTATGACCTTTTTCAACTTTTAGTGATGTCTGAACAATGTTTAGTTTTTCATGTATGTTCATGTCTTTCATGTATTTTCCTTTTGTTATTATTAAATCTTCTGGGATGTTCATGGCGACCGTAATATCCATGTTTACGACAAGTTGCGATCTTGCTCTGGCCTAGTCCATCCCAGTTTCTCTTATAAGTCTTCATAGATAAAGGAAGCAGTGCCAATTATGGAGAATGAATGCGGAGTTCATACCTTTTCGAGAAGATACCTAACCGACACTGCTGTCCTATGTTATTTAACCAATACCAAACTCAAACAATGTCCTATTATGTAAACTAATATGACGTTCAAGTATTTTGTTTGGTGGCGTGCTCTTCAGAGCTTCTGTACATGCATTGTACAATGACCATACAGTCTGATCCATAAACTCAGAATATGGTGGGCTATTCCAATGACGTATAGCATCTGTAGCTTGTCTAGCACCAAAAGCTTTATAACCTAATGCTCTACCTATAAAGCTGTATGCATCATCATTGCTGATTTTTACATCTTTCATAGATTCTGCATCTTTGATGATGTTTGCAAACTTATCTTTACTTTTGTAAAGAACACTAACTAGTTTGTCTTGTAAATCATCAAAGACATTTTTGGTGTGCTTTCTCATGTAAGTAACCTCACCTGTAAAAGCCATGTTGTCGCAAACAAATACACTAGCACCTGCACAAAAACCAATTGACATGCTTTTGTCATGGCTGCTACGTATGCCTATTGCCTTACCCATTTCTTCGTTGTTTGGGTCTTTGTATTGCAATAAGCCAAAGAATCGTTGCTCGTTTTTACTTACTGCTAGTTTTTGATCTACAAAATCTAAATCAAGTAGATCGTCACAGATACGTCTTGTATTCATTAGTAGATCTGTAAAAGCTACTGGTTCGTATGTATCTGTTTTTTCTGGTAATGGTATAGCTGCTAATTCAGCCATGTTTACTTTTTTACCACCGCAATGTATCATCATACTACTCATGTTAATTCCCCTTTTTGTTCTAACATTATTTTACTATGATTATCTTCAAGTTGATCGCATAAATATACATATGCTTCACCCCAATGAAATCGCTCAATGCTATGAGCTTCATCAGGAGATATGAAATATTTATTAGGGTACAGTCTGTTACCGTATTTGTCTTTCTGTAGGATTTCTACAAAAGCACCATTAGGTGGTACTCTATTTGTTTTGACACTTATACTACGTTGTCCAAACTGTGCCCAGTTTACTTTATTAATCTTGATACTCATGTTGGTTTTACATTCTCTTTTAGTCTTTCAGCTATTTCATCAAATTGCAATAACTCATCATCGTTCATAGCTATTACCCAGTTTCTAAATCTCCCATCGTGTAATGAACCGGGTAAATTTCTATAACCAACTACTTCTGTTAAATCACCTTGCAGATCTAAAACTTCATTATCTACTTCGTAATAAGAATGTGCAAGTACTCCTAATGCACAATAACCATTACAATTTTTATCGTACATAGTTCCGTCAGTACATTCATAAGATCCATCTGTAAGTGCTGTTGTCCATGTGTCTAACAGATCTTTAGGTAAGTTGTATTCCATTTTATTCTCCTTTAAACATGTTTAATACTTTCTCATGTTCATCTTCTAGTTTTCTAATATACTCTTTTTCTTCTTCATCAGTTACTTCATAGACTCTATATGCACGTAATGCATCCATAACAGTTTTTACTTCAGTGGCTGTATCAAATGCTATAGCTGGTCTAGTATCTGGTGCAGTAGCTTGTTTCATACTTTTCCTTTATGTTACGTGATTACCAGAGCCACTTTGTTTTGTCTTTGTCGCATGCTATCCACGCAGACCCTCGGTTTGTTCCGAGACAACTATGTATACCTATATAGTTGCTGACTCTGGTTATCACTGTCCTAACCAATGGAGTTATTCCATCTCCGTAACGATTAATTGTGATATGCCTAGCTTACTGCTTGCATTCATGATTGTTTGTACCTTTGCTGTGCTGCAGTTTTCATGAGTACGTATTGTTGCACCGTCTACGATAACTTCGACCTTGTATCGTCTACGATCCAGTACTACGTCTGTAGCTTTGTTTGCTATTTTTGATGATATATTAAGTATACCATTAGCAGTCATAGTTACATAACTCAATAATCGTGTAAACTTTAGTGCTGATGTTGTATTCATTTTAATGCCTCTTTTAGTTGTATTACATTATCCAATTTCATAATCCAACTTTCTTGTAGTTTAGAAACCATACTATCAGATAGATTGTATTCGTCTTTCAAATGAACAAACGCTAGTGATATAACACCATCTAAAAACGGATGTGCTATCTCTGCCATTTCGTCAAAATAACTATCGTTATCATATTCTTCAATGTTATCTAATTCTAAATCCATTGATACCCTCCGTTATTATTAGACTCTTATGTATTTCACTAAGCTTTTTTTGTATTTCATTAAGCCACATCAACGATGTTTTGTTCAAGCTGTAATCATTTCTTAGATCTGTATCTACATCATCAATCATCATCATAACTTGCTCAAGATCGCTGACTGCTTTATTACTTTTTACTGGCATAAGTTCTCCTTTCTGCAATTTGTGAATCAATGTATGATTCTACTTTAGATTCCAAATCATCTAATTCACAACGCTTTATTGATGGTTTGTAAATACCTGTTTCTTCATAACTTACAAAACAGTCAGGACAAACTGGCATTTCACGATGTACACGTACCAGTTCTCCTGATAGTGGATGTTTTTTGTAGTCTGTGACTTCCTCAAAATGAATCACAGCATTCGGATGATGAACGCATTTCATAGTAAACTCCTACGTTAATTATAAATAGCAGAGATTAAGGAAACAGTAGACTGTTGAAGTGCTTGTTGTTACGTTGTTTTACCCTCTCGAATGGTCATAAACTATGAATATTTATTCACATAATCAAGCCATAAGACTGTCTATTTGTTTGTATTACACAACTGTTACAGTGCTTGTTGCTCCACTTTAAAAAATAAAGTTAGTTGACCTACTTAAAAATATAATGGATGCGAAGCATTCCTTTTTAGTAAAAGACTACCCAAGATATACTCAGGTAGTCTAATACTCTTAAGCGTTAGTCGCTCAATGGTCTAGCAATCATATACCGCACTGAAGCACCATCCTTAGATGACATCTCAGTATCTTCAAGAATACGCAAACCATTTGGAATCAGTTGTTCTTCTATAAGGGTGTCAAGCTCTTCAGCAGATCCCTCTTCTAGTTTAACCCAGACGTTGAAGAACATTTCATCATCTTTGCAGTTAACAATGTCCGATACTGTAGCATTTTTATTATGCCATGCACCATCTTTGTCTTGCTTAGATGATTGAAGCCAAAGAGATGATTCTTTGGTATTGTTCTCTATTGTTTGACGAACACTCTTTAATATGTTGTTCAGTTTCTTCATAATTAACCCCTTTTAGGTTATTGGTTAGTATTGGCAGAGTTGCCAAAGATTAAGGAAGCAGTTATTTAGGCAGTATGTAGTAGTCTGTAGCAAATCTTCTTTTATTCTGATTCTTAAAACTACCATTACTTTCTGCTTTTATTGGATCTACAAAGGCAAAGTCTTTGTAGTATAGCTTACCTTTCAATTCTTCAGGCTGTGGGTAAAAGATTACATTATCTCCGCTATCTTCAAGTGGTATAGCTATATAATCACAATGATTAGGCGTTACCTTTACATGCAAAGCATGACCATATGATGTGTCTGATATTCTTGTGCTGTACTTTACTTGTATAGACTTCCAATTATTAATTAGGGTTCTTTTGCCCCATTTCTTGGGTTTGCAGACAACCATGTCTATTCCTAGATCTACGTCTGGTCTGCTAACAATGTACCCATTCTTTAAGAATAGATTGGCTACTTTGTTCTCTCCTATCATACCTTGTACCATTGTTCCTACATCTAATGTAGTGGTACTCTTGTATCTTTGTTTCTTCATAATTTCCTCGATTGGTTAGTTATAGACGGGGGCTGACTTTAGTATAAAGCCTGATTCCATATTAATAACATCCGTAGGTCTACGCTTATAAGATGTGTATCAAATGGTGTCCGGTAGTACCCCGGCTCACAGCTAGCATTATCTTTATACATACCAGCCCCTTGATTCATTGAGTTGACCAATTCCCAGTGTCTAATTAGTTACTTCATAGATTAAGGATGCAGTAGGCTACCCAGCTCCTATGAGGAGCCAGATAACCATACTTAGTCCTATGATGACTGCTGTAGTTAGTACAGTACACAACATCACTACGATTGCATTATGCAACAGATTCATTAAACGTACCATGATACACTATGATGGCATGTCACATACTGGACAACCATCGTGATGATCATGCAGTGGTTCAGAACATTTGTTCTTAAACTTTGTAATGTTCTTGATACTGTTACGTATTATACGACAGTGATAGCGTACCAATTCTTGTGGTACATCATTGTCTATCTCTTCCTTGATGGCCTTGACTCCATCAACTGTTTTCTCAACTGCTATAGCTGTTACACCAAGTGTCAACCAGCCAGCTATCTTTGCAGATTCTGTAAGTTTTTCTAACATAATTTACTCCTATGTTGATTAGTAATTAGGCACAATGCCATAGATAAAGGAAGCAATAGTACTCTCAAGTACTGTAGGGATTAGTAGTATAATGCACGTAATAGATGTAGTGTGTATGTAGTAAGGATATACTGGGTGCATAGCACACATGGTAGGTCAACTAACTAGACGAACTCAACGTAGTAGACCCTACCAACCCTAACTAACAGGGGGGTACAACTACAACATGTCTCTCACTCACATTCTACAATTACTTCTACAAGAGTACTTGGAACTAAATGTCTTTGCAGTAGTACAATATCTAAGTAAGTTAAAGTATTACTTAATATGAAATCACGATTAAAAAGAAAATACGAGATATTTGATGTACAAACAGGAAAATGGACTGAAAAGACCATGACTGATGAGGAATTTGAGCATTTTAAGCGTAAAATGGACGTATCTAAAGAAGAAATGGATGCAGAATACGAGATTATATCGAATATTGTTGCTCAAAAACTAGGATATAACATAGATGATGAGAGTAGGGATTAAGTAGTATAGTATAGTTAACTATAGAAAGTTATAAGACTACTAATTAGTAGTATATTACTAATTAGTAGTAGTTTTTAACTATATAGTTGTAACTAATTAGTAATGATAAAGATAAAAAGAAGAATAGAAGGCAAGACAGACTACCATGAGATTTATGCTAAAGATGAAGCATTGCAAAAGGGTCTTAGCTTTGTACCTTGGAAGGATGCACAGGTAGGAGAGTATGCTGTTACAGACGATGGGTACGTGGGG